TGCTGGATCTACAACCTGTCCTGTAGATAATAAATTATCATAACCAGGGAAAGGTTGATAAACTAATTCCTCATTTGGATCTTCTATTAGTGCATAGAATGCTCTAATATCACTAGTGATATTGATGTGAGCTTCTAAATGAATCTTAAGAGATGTAGAACCATTTTCCAATTGTACTGGTTGTGATGCATAAACAAATGCATGAGGATCTTCTTTTAGACTATTAACTCTATTGTCTGTAATGTAATCTGTTACTGGATTATTAAGTCTATTTGAAGTGAATATCATAGCAACTCTATCCAAATCAACTATTGGAGAAATTGCAGGGTTACTACTTTGTAAAGATAGACTTAGTGTGAATGATTTATTATCTGGAAGATTAGGTAATGAAGTGGTCTCATTAATTCTAGAAGCAATCATTCTAGGACTAGACATATAGTTGTTAGTAACTAAACTAATTTCCTCAAATCCCTTATCTTGATAAGGAACTTCTGAACCATCAATACTAGATCCTGTAATAGTCCTTATTTGTCCAGAAATATTAGTACCAGTAGGTGTAATATTTTGAACTATAGGAGTTACAATTTCAAATGGTATATTATCTGTAGCATAGATACCTTCCCCACCAGTAGATTTAGTTTGATTGAAATGTAGAACTGGTAGACTTGTTCCTACTGATCTATTCACTCCATTAGTTGAAGTATCAATCTTAACATTATAGTAATCTAATCCTTGTGCATTTGTAACAGATGCATTTGAAAGATTGTGGTCAGTATTAATCCTTCTTAAGGATATTCCATTTAATTCATACTTATGAGTATAATCTCCACTGTCATGAGATAAAGTCTGAGTAGAATCTACCCCTCTAGAAACTCCAGTTAAGGTATTGTTAGTTACTCCACTATAAGAAAGTATTTCACTACCAACCTTAATATAACCTAAGTTTGTTGAACCAACACCTACATTCTCAAAGGATGCATAATCAGTAGCATCATCAAGTATAATAGAACCTGTAGATGAAGAATCATAATCTGCTGCTAACTTACTAGGAGTAACATCAGATTGAACATCTGTAAATGTTACTACATCTTGATTAGTATGCATACCATGATTCTTTTGATTAACCTTGATATGAAGTCCATCTGTAGTATCTGCAGGGGTTCCTGATAAGAATACATTTCCACCAACTTGACCATTAAGATCAGTAGCACCAGCTCCTGCTGTATATTGAATTGATTTGCCTACACCAGTTAAGAAGTCACCTTGAACATTATCAAGAATAAATTCATTAACTCCACCAAGAGTAGCAATAGAGAACTTAATATCTCTTCCTAGAGAAGTCAATCCTACAGTAGATACACCAACTACATCACCCACAGAATATCCACTACCACCATTAGAAACAGTTGCAGCAACTGCTACACCATTAGTAATTGTGAGACTTAGAGATCCATTTCTTCCAGTTCCAGTCTTAGTGACCATAGGAACATGATGATATGTAGTACTACCAGAAGAAGGAGTATATCCAACACCAGCATTTGTTATAGTTAAATTACCACTTGCAGTTCCTGCTGAACCCACATAATTACCTGTAGCATTGCTACCATATTGAGAAATTATATTTCCAAGAGCCACTGTAGCATCTGATATAGTAGTATTAAATCCAATCCTTACCTTATTAGAAGAGATTTCTAATGAATCCTTACGTAAGGCATTGATATCATCAGAGTAACTAAACAGACTTGGATTTGTGAAGTTAACAGTTCCTTGATTTGGAGCAAACTGAGCTCTATAGAGAGTAAACTTAAGATCTTCCCACTGACTTGGGTTCCAAGTCTCACCATTTTGTGATTTGAATAAAGAACCTAATGTAGGTTGTGAAGATATCAATAGTTGCTCAGATTCAGGAGCATTAACTGTCAATACATCAACTTCTCCTACTCTTGATATCCAAGTACTGTAATTAGAACTTACTGAAAGAAGAACTACAGCATATGTTTGACCTGGAGATAAGTAAACTGGACTTGGGAATATAACAGGTGTAATTGCAGTAGAATTATCAGATACAAAAACATTCTCTGGTTCTAGTATGGTTTCTCCAAAAGGAATAACCTCATCAGTTGGCAATCCAAGTTTAACTGTTCTTAACTGAACTATCAATGGTAATGTTTCATCTTTAGTTGCCATGTATAAATCTATTCTACTAATAAAGACTCCAACATTATTCTCTACAAAGAAAGTTTGAGCGAGAGGGTCTGTCTTATTAGCACATAAAGGTCCATTAGCAAAAGATGGATGATTCTTACCTTCAAAGTGAGCATTAACACCTTGCCACTCATCTCCTGCTGCTGCTTTTGCTGATCCTTCAGATGACGCTTCTAAATGAGTCGTCATTATGTCTACAATCTCAGCAGCAGAAGCACCTGCTGGCATCTCACCAGCCCAATATGCTGCTCCACTAGCATCAGGTCCTCTACCTAAAACATTTACATATGCTTGCTCAATAGGACTTAATTCTGCTGGTTCAACAAATGCTACTATTCTACCAGTTCCTGTATTGGTATCTTCACTTACGTTTGTTAAAATACCACCAGCATCAACTCTTGCATTTTCAAAATCAGTATAGTTATCATATACTGATAGATTTTGCTGTTCAATTACTTCAGCACTATTAACAGTCTCCTTACCATATTCATTAGCATAGATAATCTCTGTACCTGATGCGGTTTGAGTTACTTGTGCTACTACACCAGGAGCAGTGTAAACTTGCTGCCAATGCTGAGTCTGAGGTGGTGTATAATCTTGACTATCTGAACCTATCTGTTGAGTATCAGTTGTAGTGTAAGTAGATCCTCCACCACTAGTGCTACTTCTACTCTCAGTCTGTATTTGAGTGTGGGTATTGATATTCCTAACACTAATAATAGTAGACTGAACTGTTTCAATAGTACCAGATGCATCAAATACTTGAGAAGCATCAGTACCTACATCAGTTGCAGATTGACTATTAGTGCTACTGCTAGTAAGTCTAAAGACCTTTTTGCCAGCTTCAAATTTAGGTGTAGTTATATCATTAGGATTAGGTATAAAGAAAGATCCTCTTACTGATCCTAATGTATCAGTTTTTAAATGTACATTACTAATAGTTGCTTGAGCACTAGAAGATTGTCCAACTAATTTAAGACCTTTTTCTACATATCCATGATAAGTATTTTCAGACTTATCTGATAAACTTAATGTATCAACATTTAAAATATTGGAAGTTGAAGAATATTCTGCTGGTACAATAAGAGTTTCTGATGATACTCCACCATCTGCTGATGTAGGTAATACATTATCAACTAGAACAGTTCCTCTTCTAAGAGGAGTGGATGCATAATAAGGATTGGTATTATATACTGCACCAGGATCATCATAAGGACCTAACTTATGATTAGATACAGCAACTCTAAATCTAATTAATTCTTTTCCATCTTTTGTAGTTCCTATAACAGTTTCGCCAACTTGGAAGGTTCCAGTAACCATAGAAATTTCAACAAGTTTTGGAACTATAAACTTATTAATATTTTCTCCATCAAAGAAACCAAATACACTAGTAGTAGGTTTCAAACCCTTACAAGAGAAATCTAAATTCCTAGATCTCATATAAGGAGTTATATCAGTATTAAGTACTTTTGCACCTTCATTTTGAGTGCTAAAAGTTTCTCTCTCAATAGATCTAGTTGCTTTTCTTTCTTCAGTAATATCTACTGGATTACTTCTAAATGTAGTTGTGGTGGTTCTAAACTTGTTTCTAGATCTATATCCATTTCCTTCTGTCCATCCACCCCAATGAGTATTACTACTTGAACTAATTTCAGTATCATTACTACCACCAGTCCAAGTGGTTTCCCATCCACCCCAAACTACAGGACTATATCCAGTATCAGGGTCCCATCCACCTGCTGCTACCTGTTCACTAGTTTCTGTATAAGTTGTAAGTTCTTCTTGTTTAGCATCTAAAACAACCTGATCTACCCATACATCAGATGATGGAGTTAATAAAATAGATCCACCATAGTAGTTAATAAGGAAAGGTGTTACACTTTCAGTTTTAGTAGCAAATGGTTGTCTTACAAAAGGTACATTAACATAATCTAATGATAATACTCTACCAGTTTGTCTGATCCCATTAAAACTACTACCATCCAATTTTAAATCAAGTTCAGTGGTATAAGGTGAAGGTCTAAGTTCTCCATTCTTATAATCAATACTATTTTTTACAGTAGTCTTTTTAAGTTGATTATCTGTAGTAGAAAAATCATCTACAAAGAATCCAGATTTAAATCTATTCAATCCATCAGTATCAGTAATCTGCATGTTCAATGTATCTTTTTCCAATAAGGAAAGAGAAGTATAGAATTCTAAACTTTCAATTCTTTTTTCTAACCTATTGATATCACGCATCTGATATCTCTTATAATTTGCTAAACTGATATTTACATCATTAACTTCATACAAATATGCAGGTAAAGATATAGAAGCAACTTCTAATGCACCATCAACAGCATTTGGCCATTCTGGTGTTTCTGCTGGAATTCCATTAACTAATTGGAAAGTTCCATTTTTATTTAAATAGACTTTATCAAGTCTAGGAAGATAGAAAGAATAATCTAATAATATGGATTCATCAGATGCTAAGATATTCTTAGCAGAATTACCAGCAGCAGTAAATGTTCTTCCTAAAAATTCAAATGGAGAATATGTTGAACCTGAAAAATCTGATACTCTTGGTCTGATATCTAATATATCACTTACATTGGATTTATTAATTGTAGGCAGATCTTTATATGTAAAATTATCATATGAGCTGACAGTTGTAATATCTCCAGTATCAGATGCTGTAAAGAAAGCAGATTCAAATACTATAGATAATCTCTTAGATGGTTCGCTATATTGAGATTTCCTTACCATTCTTGCATAATCATAGATGGTGCTTCTTTGCCCATCATCATAAGTAAACTCTTCTGTTATATTATTTGATCCTAATGTACTAGATGAGATTGTTGCCTCAATAGCAGAATCTTCAAAAGTTACAATTTCATTATCTTGGAAAGTAAAATCATTTAATGCAAGATAATTAATAGTAGAATCATCTTGCTTACTTACATATATTCCCTTGGCGCTACTATTCTTTCCAATGAATGATTCTCCTATTAGAATATCACCAGTTTTTCCAGTGGCACTATTAATAGAACGTAATACAATTCTAGGGAAAACTGGATCACTAGCATTATTAGATTCTAATACTCCATAAATTCTTGTAGCATCTGGAACATTTAATGATATTTCTTCATCTTGAACTCTAGTTCCATATACAGAACTTAAAGTAAGACCATCATTCAACTTATCAGTTCCAACTCCAGAAGCTGATAATTTAGAATTTGCTATTGTTAATACATTTATTTTTTGCTTTTCTTTAACTTTTTCAGTTACATTTATTTTTCTTAAAGTAGCTATTAGTTTAGCAGGACTATTACCTCCCAATCCATTAATAGTTATCTCAGTAGAAGCTGCATTAAAGTTAATTTTATCAGCAGAAAGTGATTCTGTTATACCATCTGTTCTAATTAAAACATATCTTTCTTCATCATATGCTAAAAATGTTTCTGAAGCACTTCCACTACTAATAGCTCCAGTAGAATTACCAGTGATAGTAACATCAAATTGTTTTCTTATAGTAAATGAAGAGTTAGTTAGATCTACATCAGAAACATTTTTCTTAGGCAATCTGGTAAATAGATTATTATCACTAGAAGATTGGAAATTTGAACTAAGTATTTTAAAATTAGATGGATTTATTGAAGTCAATGGGAGTCCACCCTCACATATACCAGTGACAGTTGTTACTCCAGAAATAGTTAAAGAATGCTGAGATACACTTTGAACTCTTGCATAAGAAGTAGTGTTAAATCCAGAATTAGTATATTCTACTATATTACCAACTGTGGCAATTCCACTAAAGAACTTAGTTGGATCAACACTAGTAACTGTAGAAACTCCCAAATAAGCTCCTGATGTAGTTGCTGCACTAATATTGACTTCACCTATAACAAATAAACTAGTTTGTTTAACATCAGCATTAAAAGTACTTGCTGTGCTTACTGTACCATTGATAGATTTGATATCACTAGTGGTATAAGCCGTTGCTCCTGCAGAAATATTACCACTTTCTATTCCATTAAATATAAATTGTTCACCAGTAATAAAGGTTCCTTTAGTATTGTATATGGTAACTGCAGTTGAACTACTTACAGCATTTCTTAGATACCCAGTAGCTCCACTAGATTTACCTTTAATATGAGTTGGAACAGAAAGAGATGTAGGAGTATTTAAAGCAACTTCTGTGTATGGTTGAATATCATACAAAGCAATATCCCATTCATTAAGATCAGCATTAGTTGCATCATAAGAACCAGATTCTAAAGCAAAATCATATACTCTTGCTAATCCTATCTCTTTACCTGCTGCACTAGTGCCAATTCCTGTTATTCTTTGATCTCTAAGACTTACTGTATAATCTGTTCCTACACCTATATTAGGAGAACCTAAAACATTATTTAAAGTAAAAGTTGGTCCTGTAACATAGTTAATACTTTGATCTTCTAAAAGTTTTGTAGTTCTTGGTTTTTTAAAATCTAAGAAAGAAGGAGTTATAGTTTCAACTTCATATCCTTCAATATATGCCTTTCCAGGTGAAAACTTATAAGATCCTAAGTCATGACTTGGATCATTATTGTTATAAGTTTTTTGATCTTCTGAGAAAATTCCATTATTTCCTTCAAAATCATTTAATGTATTTCTTGCAGAAAGAGTAAATGGTTTAACATAGTAATTACCAGATTCATCAAAAGTCCTTCTAGCAAATTCTTTACTTAAATCATTATATTGTGATTTATCTTGAGTAGAAGCAACTATACCATTTCTTACTTCCAACAATTCAATAAAATTGGGTGTAGATTGCTGATTGATATCAACAGCTTCTAATTTTAAATCTATTGCTAATCTATCAGCACCAGGCGCAGTATAGTTACTATATCCAGCAGCGTTATCTGTTAGGGATTTATCTATATCAGAATTGATTATATCTTCAACAACTCTAAGTCCTACTTTAGCACTAACAGTATTAATAAAAGGACTCAATACTGTAGTTTGTTTTTTAACTTGAATAAAATATCCTCTAGCATAATAGATACCTTCAGATAAAACAGCAGCACATCCTATGAAAGTAGATACTCCATTCATCAATTGAGCAACAGATTCTCCTGGTTGAAAAACTATACCCTGTCTAGTAGTAAAAGGTTCTCCATCTAAAAGTAAAGATTCTCCAGATAAACACCTTTCAGTATTATTAGCTCCACTATTTAAATAATTTACAAATATAACATAAGAATTATCAGAATATATTTGAGCCATATAGGCTTTGACTTCTACTTTTATTCCAGACTCACTACCAACTAAAGTTTTACCAGTTAACTCTGCCAAATAATCTGTAACGCTAAACCCTTTATTAGATGACTGTATCTTAATAGACTCATAGGCATTAGAAAATTTAATTCCACCACCAGTTACAGAACTTCCCTCTTGAAAAATATGACTTCCAAACTTTTCAATCTGATCCTGAAGAACAGATTGTACACCAGTTAGTTCTCTTGCCTGAACTGGATATCCTGGTTTAAATAATATTTTATAGTACTTGTCATCTGCATTAAAGTCGTCATAATAAGGAGCGACGTTTAAATTTGTTTCCTGTGGCATGATTCTTTAGAATTGCAAAATGACTTTGATATCTTCTCTTTGGTTAGCAGACCTAGTAATAGAAGGTCTGTTATCAACATATATTATATTTCCAGAGTATTTCTTAACTTCAGGATTAGAAACTCCTTGAGTAAAACTCTGTCCAAGGTAATATGTTCTATTATTTATTATGGTACTTATACCAGGACTTCCTGATGTACCAAAACTAGTGTCTATTCCCAATGTTCCTTCATTACTAGCAATATTTACATTTCCTCCACTAGCAGGAGATGAAGTAAATCTATGTAATGAATATCCATAAGTAGGATCTGTTTTCAAAGAACCATCACTATTAAATCCAACTAAACTTTTATCTTGCCAATATTTCAAAACTCCTGTTGTTTGATCATAAGAAACAACTCTTCCTACTGCTGTAGATCCTATACCAATAGTTTGTGTTACTTGTCCATCTAAATTAAATGTAGCAGTGGTATAACCTGCTCCAATAAGTTTTAAAGCATATACAGCACTAGCTTTAGATAAATCTAAATTAGCAGTAGAATTATAAGCTTCTGGATTTTCTACAATTCCTATTCTAGCAATTTGGTTTCCAGTGATAAAATCAGGGTTAGATGCATCATTTTCAATTTTAGAATAAACTAAAACATTACTTGCTCCCAACTCTCTATAAACATCTGCTCCATGTCCACCTTGAGGAGGAATGATTACATTAAATACTGGAGTAGTGGTTCCCACAGGAACTCCACCAGCAACTAGGTCAATAGTTCCATAAGTATATCCTGATCCACCTTTTGCTATATTAATAGATTCAACCTTAGCATCATTATTGATAACTATAGTTGCTTCAGCACCAGAACCATCTCCATTTACAGGGACTCCAGTGTAAGTTCTATTAGCAGTTCCTATACCAGATCCTCTATTAGTGATAGTTGCAATTTTTAATTGACCACTACTAGATGCATTATCTCTTACAGCAGAATTATCTGAACTAGTATCCCAAGCATCAGGAACAGGTATAAAGTTGGTAGAATCGAACTTTGCAATATCACTTGGTTTGATAGTATAAAGATATTTCCATATATAACCATCTCCACTATCACCTGCTGCTTTAGGTTCTAAGTCTGTAAATGTAGGTTGGTCTAGTGAAGGTCTTCCTGTAGTATTTTCTGGGTCTGTTCCATTTTGTAGACAAATATAAACCTTAAAATCTTCATTGACAACATAAAATTTAGCAGAATATAAATTAGTTGCTCCTGATGGTTGTGCTATATTTGTTCTACTAATATCTCCCCTATACATGTCATAAGTTATACCAGAAGTCCAAGTATTCTTATTCACCATTCTACGTACATCTGAAGAAGTTACTTTCTTCAGTGCAATCATAGTATCCCAATAATCATCTTCTTGATCAAAACTGTCCTTAGGTGCAGGAGGGTTTGAATCCCAAGTAGATGAATAATTAGTAGCATTAGGTAGACCAACAAAGGAATAATATGAGTTCACAGTAGAAGTTGCT